AACCTCAACAGTTTGGACTGTTGTTTAAAACTAACTAATAGGAACTAAAATGGCAACCTATAACAAATTCAATCAAACAGTTGAGGACTGGTTAGAAGGTGTTTACACATCTTCAACAGATCAATTTACAGTTGCGTTATGCGCGGCTGCAAACGCTCCAGTTGCAACAAACTCAGTATTAGCAAACTTAACTGAGATATCCTACACTAACCTGTCGTCAAGGAACATAACAACATCATCAAGCGGTCAAACCTCTGGAACTTTCACACAGTTATTTACTGACCTAGTCCTAACAGCGTCTGGCGCAGTGGCTACTTTTAGATATGTTGTTGTTTATAATAATACACCAACAAGCCCGTTAGACCCATTGCTGTGCTGGTATGACTACGGGTCAGACTTAACATTAGCATCAGGCGAGACACTAACAATTGACTGGACTACTTCGTCCTTTACGGTGGTTTAAAATGAAAGGTAAATTCACAGATCAAGAAAAGGCTATCTTTGACGCCCTAGAAAGCAAAAAAGCGCCCATCCAAGCAGAGCTAGATAAGCTTAATGACGAAATCAAAAAGGCTGCGCTAGTAGAAGCGAAGATACGGGAAAAGGTGGCAGAGTTAAAGCCAAAGCTAGTACCTATTGCGGAAATGCAAGCAGGGTTAGCCAGCCCAGTATCAAGAGACAAATATTTTCCAGACTTAAGCAAGAATGACTTTATTAAGCTGGCAGAAAAAAGCGCTAAATAATGGGTAAAGGTAGCGGAGCAAGAAAATTCACCAAAGAGGGTGCAGACAATTACAGAAGTAATAAGTTCTGGGATAGCTTGAAAGATGTAAAGCAAAGCCATGAAAAAACCATCAATAAAAAGCCTTGAGAATTACGCATCAAGACCGGTGTTAGTCTTTTCAGGCTCGATACTAGTCCTATCAATAGCGCTAAACAATATAGGCTTCAAAGGTGTCATAGACGCTTGGGCTAAATCGATAGAAAATAGATTTGAGCAAACTCATAATAAAGATTTACAATTAAAGATAATCGAACTAGAAAAGCGATTAGATAAATTGGAAGAATTTTCACATAAACCAAACTAACGAATAACCGTAAGGACTCGTAATGGCAAAAACAAGAGCGCAAGAAAATAGAGCTATAAGGCAAGACGCCTTAAGAGAGTGGCTTAGCAATAAGTGTACGGCGCAACATCTGGTTGATAATATTGAAAAAATAGAGGCGCTAGACCCGTCATCTGATACATTCGCTAATGAGCTTAATAAGCTAAAGACAGCAAACGATCAAAGAATCAAAATACTTGACAAGTACCTACCCAATTTAAAAGCCATGGAGTTGACTGGGGCAGATGGCGGCCCGTTACAAGTGGCAGATGTATCCTTCACCTTCAATCCAGTAGACGAGAATGACTAACATTAAAATTGATTATGTTAGCAAGCTCCATCCTGTATTCACCAAGCCAAAAAGAATAAAAATAATAGTGGGCGGTCGAGGGTCAACTAAATCAACAGGAATAGCTGATTATGTAAGCGCTAAGGTATATTCAGGTGAATTATGGTGTTGTGCGAGAGAGAATCAAAACTCCATTGAAGAATCAGTTCATAGAACACTGCTGGATGAAATAGAAAGGTTAGGCATTCCTGGGTTTGAAGACACCAAAACATCAATCACCCACTCAAAAAGCGGAGGCCGTACATTCTACAGGGGCCTGGCTAGAAATATAACCTCACTCAAGTCCACATTGTCCGGCATTGACGGTCTTTGGATAGAGGAGGGTGAGGATATATCCGAAAACACTTTAAGAGTGTTAACCGCGTCTGTTCGATTAAACGCCACCGATACCGAAAAGTTGCTAGATGGTAAGACGGTTGAGTCGATTGATGAGCTTGATAGCTTGCTGTCTGATAGTGATATTAAAATGCCCGAAATTATTATTACTATGAATCGCGGTTTGAGAAGTGGAGCAATTGCTAAAAAATGGCTAGCTAGGGCAGACAAAGAATTGGCGCGTTGCGGATATTATGAAGATGATACAATTATGGTTGTTGAAATGAATTACACTGACATGCCAAAATCTTGGTTTATTGCATCAGGACTGGAGCAAGAAAGGCTTGATGATGAAGATAAATTATCTAATGCGGCATATAGACACAAGTGGCATGGTGATTACTTAGACGAGGTTGAGGATGCTATCATTAAAGGCGAGTGGTTTGATGCTTGCGTTGACGCGCATAAAATACCAAGACTTAAGAAGGCTTTTGAGCCCCATGGATGCAAAATAGCGGTTCACGATCCTTTTAATGATGGTGATGATGCTGGCGGTTACGTGTTGAAGCATGGATCAATAATAAAAAAAGTTAAATCGAAAACTAAGGGTGCTATTGATGAAACGTGCGACTGGGCTACAGATAACGCGATAAAAGATGGTGCAGATTGGTTTGTTTGGGATTTTGATGGCATGGGAACTGGCCTAAAAAGACAAATCTCAGGCAATCTCGCAGGCACTAAAATTAATTATCACGGCTTTAGAGGGTCGCTGTCTGGTAGCGGTCAAGATAATGCAGACGAAATATATCAGCCGCTAGACGATAAGAAAGATGATGAGCCTAAAACATACAAAGAGACTTTCTTAAATAACCGTTCTCAATATTATATTAAATTAGCTGATAAAATGTTTAACACTTATAAATGTGTTGTTAGGGGCGATTATATTGACCCCGAAGAGATGATCAGCTTTGATTCTAGCGGTATAGAAAACCTTGTAGACTTGAGGTCTCAATTAACAAGAGTCCCAAGAGTGCCAAACGGAAAAGGATTAAGGCAGATTATGAACAAAAAAGACATGAAGAGAAATAAAATAGACTCACCTAATGAGGGTGACTGCGTCATGATGGCTGGATTTGAGCCTCCAATAGAGGAAGTTTTTGAAGAATTAAAGTATCAATCTGTCAGTTATGCGTAAACTTTTTACTATTAGCTTGAATATGATAGAATTAACATGTTTAAATCACACGAGTTCAGTCCATGCCTAATATGTCAGATCAAGAATTGCTATCAATTATAAGCAATGCTGAATCGCAAGCAGTAATATACAACGGTGAATTTAGCCGTATTAATGAAAGGCTCCTCAAAGACTACCTGCAAGACCCTTATGGCGACGAGGTGGCCGATCAATCACAAGTTATATCACCAGACGTTCAGGACGTTGTTGAGTCAGACATGCCATCGCTAGCAAGAGTATTCCTCGGCTCTAGTCAACCGGTAGTGTTCGAACCTAGATCAAACAATGAAGATGAAATAAAAGAAGTCGAAGAAAAGAATAAGTACGTCAATTATCTAATAATGAATAAGCCCGATTCATATCAAACACTATTCAACTGGATGAAAGATGCAGAAATACAAAAGAACGGAGTATTAAAATACTTTATCGAGGACTCAAGAAAAACGGAAGAAGTGTCGTATTCTGGAGTTAATGAAGATGAGCTACAACAGATTGTATTAGATTTACAGCGCGACCAAGTAAAAAAGATTGAAGTAGCATCAAGCTCAGAGGATGAATTTGGGTCATTTGATATTACATTTAAAGTGACTAGAGGCTCACAAGAGCTAAAGATAATCAATGTTCCTAATGAGCAATTTCTTATATCTAAGAACGCATCAACGCTTGATAATGCCGAATTAGTGGGCGACAAGGTTAATAATAAGACCCGTGGTCAATTGCTTTCTGAGGGTATTGATAGAGAATTAATTAATCAATTACCTAGGGTGTCGGTGCAAAGAGACAACAATTCAACTCTTAAGAATATCAGGAATAGAGATACAGGCCAGTCAGTTGAAGGTGAAGAAATAAACGACTGGGCTAACGAGCTGGTAGAAATTACAGACCTTTACGTAATGGTTGATTATGATCAAGACGGAGTAGCAGAAAGGCGACATATTCTAAAGTCTGGTAACCACATATTAATCAATGAAGCCTTCGATCATGTTCCATACGCCTCATTAAGTTGCTTATTAATGCCTCACAAAGCTATCGGCAGAAGTCGAGCAGAGCTTACACAGCAAACACAGAGAGTTAAAACCGTACTAATGCGTCAAACTCTTGATAATATGTATGCCGTCAACCGCCCTCGAAACGTATTGCATCCTGATGTAAATATTGATGACTACCTACAAATGAGACCTAATGGCGCAGTAAGGCTCAAATCTAAAACTCAAGTTAATCCAGCCAACGCAGTAGTTCCTTTGGTTGTGCCTCCCATGATGCAGCAATCATTACAAGTGGTTCAATACATGGACTCAGTAAGAGCGCAATCAACAGGCACTTATCTAGCCTCTCAAGGGCTGGATGCTGACTCAATCGCTAAAGAAACAGCCACGAGATTTATGGGCGTACAAGAAAAAGGCGATGAAAAAATTGAACTAGTGGCCAGAACTATGGCTGAAACTGGATGGAGAAAACTCTATGAGGGTGTCGCTTGGATGGTCTCTCACTTCCAGGATGAAGAAACAGAGATATTTGTCCTTGGTGAATCTTTAAAGGTTAACCCCTCTGGATGGCGTTATGAACACTTTGTATCGTCTAAAGTGGGTTTAGGTGCAGGAAGTCCTGAAAAGATGGTTGAGTCAATGCAGGGTATCTTGGGAATTCAGCAGCAATTACAAGCTGCAGGCTCGCCAATGGTTGACCAAGTTAAGCTGTATAATACGCTTGATGACATTATTAAAGGCCTAGGGCTTAAGCAGACAGACCAATTCTTTAATAACCCAGAAAAACCAGAGCAATTATTATTGGCTGAAAATGAAATACTAAAAGCTCAGTTATTGCAAACGCAACAATTGCTAGAGCAGTCACAAAATCCACTAGCCGAAGCTGAAACTATCAAGGCGCAAGCTAGACTGATAGAGGCTCAAGGCAAGGGTGGGTTGGAAGCAGCCAAGATAGCAGAGAATGCGAGACAGTTTAATATAAAAACAGCCCAAGACGCTAAACAGCATCAAGACGATTTAGTATTTGATTTAACTAAACTGGAAGTTGATAGCGGTGTCAATATTCAAGGGGCTAACGTATGAATGAGATCGAACAAGCAAGACAAGCTAAAAGCGACCTTAATCGAGCGGAATTGGCCAGACAGGTTAAAGATAATTCCATCTATCAAGAGGCTTTTATGATGTTTAGAGCTGAATTAATGGAGAAGTTTACAACAACAAACTACAAGCAAAGTGATGAGCGCGACGAGATATGGCGCAAAATGCAAACAATTCAATACGTCCAAGACTACCTAGAGGAAGTTATGGATACTGGGAAACTTGCAAACGAGACCCTTTCTATTTTGGAAAGGGCTAAAAAAACTATAGGATTATAAAATGTTAGACAACCATCTTGGATCTAATGAAGAATCATTATTGAACAGAATTTCTCAAGTCAGAAACCCATCGGAGCCAAATGAGCCAACCGAAGTGGAAGAAAGCCTTGAGGTTACACCAGAAGAAGTAGAGGCGGAATCAGTCGAAGAATTAGCAACTGATGAAGTCGAGCTTGAAGCTGAGGAGTTGGATGAGTCAGCACCACAAATTGAAGAATCTGAAGAGTTTTACGTCGATATAGATGGGCGTGAAATATCCTTTAGTGATATTAAGGAGTGGGAGCAGGGCAACCTAAGACAATCTGACTATACTCGCAAAACACAAGAAGTAGCCGATAAGCGTAAAGCCTTAGAGGCTCAAGAACAAAGCCTTACCAGTAAGACGGCGGAGCTAGATGAAAAAATAGCAATGCTTGATACTTATATCGCTGAGTTTGACACGTCCGAAATTGACGGTATGTCACTTGATGAATTGCGAGATCTTGACCCAGGTCAATACTTGAAGGTAAAAGAAGATCAAGAGAAAAGAAAAGCAGCCTTGGAGGCCGCCAAGAACTCTCGATCAACTTTATCTAGCGAAGAAATGCAAGCAAAGCAAAACGTTGAACTGTCAAAGCTTATTAAAAACAATCCTCAATGGATTAAAGACGGCAAAGAAACCGAAAACTATCAAAACGATATGTCTATGGTTATGAGCTATCTAGATAAGTTAGGATATGATGACGCATCAAAGCAAGGAATCCTGACTAATGGTCACGGACAAGTCTTTCTAGATGCAGCAAGGTTCAATGCAAGCAAAAAAGCTAACGCATCAATTGCCAAGAAAGTACGAAAAGCGCCTACGGTCACTAAACCAAGTGGAGCAAGCAAGAGTCAGGCATCTTTAGCCCTAGAAAAAGCTAGAGAACACCATAAAAAGGTGGGAACTCCTGAGTCAGCGCTTGCATTAAGAAAAGCTCAACGAAAATTTAAAGGTGAATAATTATGGCAACTCCAGCCAACACAACTAGTACATACGATGCGATTGGTAATCGCGAAGATTTGGCCGATGTAATTTATGACATTAGCCCAACTAAAACCCCGTTTATTAGCGGTATTGCTCACGTTCCTGCAACAGCAACTAATCACGAGTGGCAAACTGATAGTTTAGGCGCAGCGGCTAACAACGCCGTTATTGAGGGTGACGACGCTACAACCACAGCAGCGGTAGCAAGCGTTCGATTAGGCAACCGAACTCAAATCAGCAGCAAGGTTCCTCGCGTTACTCGAACTCAGCGACAAGTCAATTCGGCTGGCCGTGGTGATGAGCTTGACTATCAGATTATGAAAATGTCTAAGCTTCTCAAGAATGATATGGAAACTGCACTTTTAGCCAATAAAGCTAAAGTCACAGGTTCTGAGTCAGTCGCTAGAGAGCTTGCTGGTATTGAATCTTGGATAGCTTCAAACACCGATCTAGGTGCAACTGGTGCGGCTCCAACTGGTGACGGTACGGACGCTAGAACTAGTGGAACAGATCGCGCATTTGCTCAGACAATGCTTGATGGTGTTTTAGCTGATATTTGGGATGCAGGCGGAGACCCTGACACAATCATGGTTGGCTCAACCATTAAACAGGCATTATCAGGCTTAGTTAATGGTGGCGCATCTGGTGCAGCTCAAAGAACTATCGATGGCACCGGCTCAACTGTTAACACATCTATCGATGTTTACGTTTCCGATTTTGGTGATTTAGCAGTAGTTCCGAATCGTTTTCAGGTTCAAGAGTCCATGCTTATTTTAGAGATGGATAAGTGGGCTATGGCTTCACTAGCAGAGTTTCAAGAGACCGAGCTAGCAAAAACCGGTGATTCAGATAGAGTTCAAATCCTATCAGAATACACTCTAGAAGCTAGAAACGAAGCAGCAAACGGTATTGTTTCTGACCTTAGCGGGTAATCTTAACAATTAGATTGGGGCGAAAGCCCCTTTCTTTAACAGGTGAATATATGAGCGAAGAAAAAAAGAAGCCTAAACCAAAAAAAGCAAAAGTTCTAGTATTAAGAAATTGCTGTGATTTGGAAGGCAATCAATTAAAGAAAGGTCGGCGGGTTGTAATTAGCTCAAAATCCTTAGATGCTCTCAAGGAAGTAAAGGCCGTAAAATGAATGGCATACTGCTTGATGATGATAAGTTTACAGGTATTAAAGAGGTCTATCACAAGGAAGGTAACAAGATTACCATCCACAAGAGCGCTGACGTATCTAAAGAACTTAATCAAAATCAAATAGAGTATAATAACGCCTCATCAGGCTGGAAGGGCCATTTTCATAAAGTGGCATCAATCCCTACTATTATGATCGAGATATGGCGCGAAGAGTTAAAGAGGAAAGGTTGTCCAGACGTCAATCCTCTATCAAAAAACAACAGGCCGTTTCTGATGGCAAAGTTAAATAATGGCGATTACGCAAAGCTCAGAACAAAAGGCGGCAATATATGAGTCTTAACACATATAGCAACTTAAAAAAGTCGATTATCAATTGGTCCAAGCGTTCAGATTTAGATTTGTTGGTAGATGATTTTATAGACCTCACAGAAGTGGACATGTTTAAATCAAGCAGAATTCACGAAGCCTTAGAAATAAGAGGTGAAGAAACAACCTCAAGTGCCAGTGTTAGCACTAAGTTTTTTGCATTGCCTGATAACTATCACTCATGGCGCTCAATACGCCTTGCTTTATCGGATGGTAGTGGCGAGATAAACTACAAAGCGCCTAACCAACTGCAAAGAAGGGGTGGCACGGGCATGCCAAGGTATTTTACTATTGGCTCTCAGGTTGAATTCGATATAACGCCAGATCGAACGTACACTGTAGAAGTTAACTATTTTAAAAAGCCGGCTTCTTTATCGCCAACGCAAACAACTAATATTGTTTTAGACAATCATCCAGATATTTACCTGCATGGCGCGTTATACATGCTTTTCAATTACGCCCAAGACGACCAGCAAGCGCTAAGGCATCAAGCTTTGTACTCAGATGCTATAAACGGCGCTAATCAAGCTGATGAGGATGGAAGATATGGACCAGCTCCATACGCTAGAATTGACGGGCCTACGCCGTGACATTTAAAAAAAACATTCCAATTAATATAACTGGGCCAAGCTACCAAAGCAGGTCTAAGCCTTTGTCTGTCCAGCAGACTAAAAATTTGTATCAAACAGTTGTAGAAGAAGGTAAAGATAATTACGTAATGCAGCAGTTTGCAGGATTGACCCTTAAGGATTCAGCATCAGGGATTGACCGCGGCATGGTTAAAATGAAAGGCGTTCCCTACTGGGTATCAGGCAATAACCTGTATTCATTTAATAATCAAGGGTTACTAACCAACTTAGGAGCTATTCCTGGTGGTGATCGATGCATCCTATCAAATGACGGAACCAATATAATTATTGTTTCAAGCTCGGGCGTTTTTAAGTATGACGGCGCAATAACCGAAGTAACAGACTCTAACATTACTGGTTCAGCAGCGGTAACATTTCTTAACAGTCAGATGATTTACACTAAGGACCGGTTATTCACTATTGCCAACCCCAATCAACCAGACTCAGCAAGCGGGTTAAACTCAGCAGCAGCAGAATCTAAACCTGATGATTTAGTGATTGCTTACGCATTTCAACAAAACGCCTACATGTTTGGAAAAGAATCAACCGAGCCGTGGTGGAATACTGGTGAAGGAAACCCTCCCTTAGCTAGGATTGATGGTCAAATATTTGAAGTTGGCTGCGCCTCTAAGTATTCGGTTGATAATACAGATGAGTTTTTATACTGGTTAGGAGATGATTTTGCTATTTATAGAGCGACTGGAGGCAATAAAGATAGAGTTTCCACCGCTGCAATATCTCACGCAATTGAAGGCTATTCAAAAATAGATGACGCAATAGGTCAAACTTTCACACTAGAGGGAATTAATTTCTACATGATAACTTTCCCATCAGCCGACAAAACATGGTGCTTAAACGAGTCCCTTGGGAGTAATGGGTGGTTTGAGTTATCCAGTGGCTTAAATGATGGTAAATACCAAATTACTAGCATTATTCAGGCTTATGGCAAGTTGTGGGGTGCTGATGATGGCAATTTGTACGAGTTAGATGTTGATGTTTTTGATAATGCCGGTCAAGAGATACAGCGAAGAAGGGTAACGAGCTCGATCAACGGTAAGGTTTTAGGTGCTCCAGGTGCCAGGTTGCAAATGAGCCGCTTTGAGGTGTTGATGGAGAAAGGTAACGGCCTTGCAAGTGGTCAAGGTGATGACCCCAGGATTCAATTTGAGGTCTCTTATGATGGCGGGAGATCGTGGGTCCCGAAAGGATGGGGAAGGGTTGGCCGTAGAGGCGAGTTTGTCATTAAAGTTGAAATGTTTAATCTTGACTCATTTTTAGACTGTATTGTGAGGCTGACAACAACCGACGCCAATAAATATACTTTGTATTCGGCATCGGCTGATTTAAGGCTTGCGGGGTGGTAAAATGGCTAACGTAAACCCGCCACCACAAATAAAACTGCCAAAGAAGTTTCAGCAAGATAGGGATGCAAGGATATATTTCGACCATTTAAGTCGAGTTATACTCCAATTATGGGATAGAACAGGCGGAAGTAGCGATCTAATTAACGAGGCTGCAACAAACTTCAATACCAGCTCAGCCTCAGCCATATTTGATATATACAGCAGAATTGGATCTGATATACCAGTAACTATCGATACAACCGGATTTACTATCGACAACACAAAGCAAACAACCGACAAAACAGAGGTCTAACCGTGGCTCAACAGAATTTAACAATAGGTACAGCAGACGCCAAGGCGGGTGACACTTATTTTGATGCCTTCACAAAGGTTGAGGCTAACTTTACAGAGCTTTACTCTCAAAACCTAACAGGTAGGGTCATTGTATCTAGCGCAAGCGATTTAGCTGGTACTTTGGATAGCACTAAAGAATATTTTTTGGATGGTGTCATTGATATGGGGTCTCAATCTGTTGAGGTTCCATCAGGCGGCCTATATATCAGCGGCTACAACTTTGACACGTCAAAACTAACATCTGCACAAAGCTCTTACACAATGTTTACTTCACCAGTTGACGGAAGTGGAAACGTAGTATTTAAGGATTTCGCTATCGAGGTAACAGGTACAGGCTCTCAGGTTTATAATTTAGAATCTGACACGGGGGCGGAAGCTTTTGAGGTCGCAAGAGTAAACTATAATGATTGTACAAGTCTTGGAGTGATTGATAACTACAGGCAAGGGTTGGAGATTGGTACAGGCCGCTTTGGTGGATCGCCCAGCCTAACCCTAACAGGTGCATGGTCTGGTGGTTATCTTGCCGAAACGTTAATAGCTAGGAGCTTGACTGATGGGTCGTATTCTCTATTTCAAGCAGGGGCGGGTTTTGTTATGGCTTCACGGTTTAGAAGTAATATTAATGCTGACCTACCAGCAACTGCAAGCCTATTAGATTTTGCGCCTAGCAACTTTACCAACCCCTCAACGCTACAATTGCAAGGGTGTATATTGTCAAGGTCTGGCTCTTTTGATGCAGCAGACACCAATTTAACGCCTAATATCGACTCAACAGACCTAGAAAGCTCTTGGCGTGACAATATCGGCTTACCTAATACATTTGAGGGCGGCACATCAACAATCACAACCGAGACAGCGACAACGGTCAGCGCGTCTAGCACTTATTATGATTTAGCTGGCACTTGGACTGCTACTGACCTCCAGCATTTTGATGCACTATCTAACGGGCAGCTTAGGCACACCGGCCAATCGCCAATAGAATATAGAGTATCTGGAAATCTGGTTATTGATGGGACTGCTAATGATGAAATTAATGTAAAAATAAGAAAATACGATGACAGTGCAGCTACTTTTAGTGATGTTTTAATACAGGCTAGGCAGATCAACTCATTAGTAGGCGCTAGAGATGTGGCCTTTTTTACTCTAATCGCTAACGTAACACTAGAACAAAATGATTACATTTACTTACAAGTCAGCAATGAAACCGCGGCTAACAATGTAACAGCTGAGCTCGATTCTTTCTTTATGGTTGAGACTAGATAATGGCAACTCCAACGCAATTAGCGGACAGCGCGACCAACTCGGTAGCTGATACAGCTCAGGCAATCTTTACAGCGCCATCGACAGGTAATGGCGTTTTAATCGATAGCTTTACAGCTGCAAATCAAAGTACCGCGAATGCAAGTTACAAAGCCTATATAACAGGCCTAGGCGAGTCGGCTACTAATCCTATCGTGCCTTACAGAATAGTTGTCTGGAATGAGATAGATTTAGGGAGCGGGTTAATAAATCAATTAATCCCTCCAGGTGGGGCTTTGCAAGTCGAACAGTCAACAGCTAATAGTATTTATTTTACAGTCTCGGGTAAGGCAGTTTGATTTGCGAGGTTTTAAGCAACCCAAAGGAAATAAAAAGCCTTGTTTTAAAGGTTAGTCAATTAGCTTTTGAAGATGGTGTAAATGCTGACAATTGGACGCCAAAAGCATTTGGTAATAATTGTTGGTTAGCGATTAAAGAAGAAGGTGAGATATTTGGCTTGGCGGCTTTTAGGGCGATACAAGCACACACGGTTGAAATACACCTGTATGCAATGCCGAATAAATGCAATAAATGGAAAAGTATAGTAAAATCGGTTTTAGAATGGCTTTACAGTAAAGAGAATATAAACAAGGTTATAGCGCTAGTTGGCGTTAATCATAAAACCACTTATAAACTTCTAAAGAAAATCGGCTTTACTCAAGAGGGATTGATAAAAGAATCCTATTTGAAAGATGGCAAATTTCACGATCAATATGTGATGGGTTTAACTAGAAAAGATATAGGTAGGTTAATATGAGTATTGGCGGTGGCGCAGCTGACACAATAATCGATATAGCAAGCGGTGGCCCTATAGGTGATGCCGTTTTTGG